CAAGTGGTATATGGAGGTTTGTGTGGAGGGCCGGTGGGGGAAGGCGGAGCTTGGGGACTGGGTGGTGAGCCCGCATGACCGGGTGGTGGTGGAGTTGGCGTGGAAGAGCGCGGATGGGCGGGATGAGGAGTGGCGGATTGTGGAGAAGGTGCAGGAGGCTGCGCCTAAACCTGATCCCGTGCCCGTCGACGCGCAGTTGGCTGCGCCCCTTGTTGTGGCTTTGGAGGACTTTGACTCTGGTGAGGAGCCGCCAACCCCCAAGGAGCAGGAGCATCCTGCCGCGTATGACTTCATGGAGCAGGCCAGGCGGGCCGCCTATGCCGCCTATGCCCGATGAAACGGAAGAATGGACCTAACCGCACCTACCAGCCTCAGAAGCTCATCAATGCCGTCGCCCAGGCCGCTTTGGAGACTGGAGGGGTGGGAATCCGCCGGCACCCTCAACTTAAGGAAGTATCTCGCAATGACCGGGAAATGCTCCAGAGGGTGGTGGGTATGAGCGTCGAGGAATTCAACAGCCGCCTGATGTCCAAGTTGGACAATCTGGCCGACAAGATCCTCGACCGGATGCTGGAGACGGTCGATGACACCCCGCTTAACAGCCTAGGGTTCAATCTCTCCGTAGCTATCGATAAGCGGCAACGCCTGCAGGGGTTAAACGCCACGCAGGCGGCCAACGTAAACATCCAGGTCAACAACTACGGGGGCATGAGCAAGGAGGAGATCATCGCCAAACTGACTGGGAAGCCAGTTGAGGCGAAGCCCGCCTTGGCCTTAGCCCCCGCGGCTGTTGAGCTTCAAGATGTGCTGCCGGACAAACTCCCGGCTGACTCCGACGACCTCACTGATCCGCTGCTCCTTGAACCCAAGGAAGCGGAGGTGCTCGATGCGGCGCCGGGCCAGACCCGCCTCTGAGGACTTAGGCTTGGGGTCCATTGGTCTTGGACTTGATCAGCCCTTCGCGGATGGCCTTGATCTCCTCCTTGCGCCACGGCTCGGAGAGGATCTCTAGCAGAGCTGGGGTTTCGATGGGGAAGGTCATACGGCCCGTGTGACCGAGGACCAGCAGGGTATCCATGTGGATATCCATGCCTGCGTCCTGCACTAAGTCGCAGAACCAGTAATCCTCGCTGATGAATACGTTTGGCGCATCGTACTGGATGTTAGCCAGACGCTCGATCCGTTGGACCATGATCTCATGACTGGTGGCTGGTTGTTCTAGGGCCTCCCTGATGGCCAGCAGTCGGTCCTCTGGCGTGCCCTTACCCTGCAGACCCATCGGAAAAAACTCATGCACCGGGTGCGGTGGGTGGTTCGGATCCACCAGCACACCCTTCCGCCATGGGTTCTTGGCTGCAATGCGCTTGAAGACACTCATCTTGATCTTGGAGAAACCGATGGCGCACCGCTTGACCTTCTGTAGCCCTGCCTCGTCAGGCTCTTCACCCGGCAGCAGGTGCGTGTGCCAATGGGTCTTGAGCGACCGGGTGCTGTAGATGCCACAGACCATGTCTACATCGTGGCTTAGGAGCCTTAGAATGGCCCCTGCCGTGACATCCTCGCCGTGTTGCTCAGCCAGTACGTCCTTGTCCCAGAAGATTAGCTCGTCGAACTTGTGCTGGAAGGCATAGGCGACCAGTTCGTTGCGTGCCTGGTGGACTGCGGGGCCGTCGAGTAGGCACCAGTCCAGCTTAACACCCGGCAGATTGGCAGTGGCCAGTTGCAGGCTCGTCTTGAAGTAGCTCTTAGGGATGTCCCCCTTGAGCGGAGTGGCGATTAGGATCTTTTTCTGAGTCATCCTCACCAGAAAGTTGACTGGTGCGGCGGTTATCCAGCGCAACCTTGGGTCTAGCGGCGTGTATTAGACCAACTTATACCTTATCTGTGTCACGTATAACGCTTTACCTGCGTTTTGCGCCCCATCCATTGACCGCATGATCAAGAAACGGGCTTATGACGAGTGGTTGGTGGAGCCGGACCTAGAAGGCGCCCGCGAATATGCGCGTTTGGCCATCATAGCGATGCCGGAAGGGCTGAACATTGACGGGCAGGGTCTGATTACGTGGAATGCGCTTAGGCACGCCATGTGGCAGGCCCAGCGGAGAGAGGAGGACACCGATGCCTCTCGGTAACGTCCACTTCTCCGACGACTTTCAGCCTGGGTTTGGCATTCCGTGGGTGCCGATGCCTTTAGCCGAGGAACTGGCTGCATGGCCGCAGGAAAAGCTGGCTGAGTACCTTGTCTTCCGAGAACAGCGGAACGCTCAAGCTATCGACAACCCGGTAGGTGCCGGCTGGACCCTGCCTATGTGGGGTGAAGTGATGGTTAACTGGAAGAAGTACAAGAATCACGTCATCCTTGGTGGTAATCGGTCTTCTAAGTCCATCTTTGCTAGCCGGTTATGCGTTTGGGCGGCTGCGACTATCCCCTCTGCGGAGATCCGTGCCTATCACGTCAACGAGAACCGCTCCATTGAGGACCAGCAGCAGATGGTCTATGACGGCTTGCCCCTAGGCATCCGTAATCTGCCTACCAAGAAGGGCTTACACCACTCGGTGCAGTACAGCCAGAAGAACGGCTTCACTGACAACGTCTGCATCCTGCCTCCGGTCCGCCCCGGCTACAAGGGCGGTGCGATCAAGTTCAGCCACTACCGCAGCTACCAGCAGGATGCTCAGGTGGCAGAGGGCTACAAGGCGCATCTGATCTGGTGCGACGAGGAATGCCCGCAGAAGATGTTTGAGACGCTCCAGTACCGGACGGTGGACCTTCACGGCCGGATCGTCCTGACGTTCACGACGCTCACCGGCTGGACCCCGCTGGTCCAAGACATCCTTGGCAAGACGCGCACCCTCAAGAAACGGTTTGCCCCCCTAGTGGGCAAGGAACTGCCCGTCATGCAGGAGTCGCTGTCCCGGCCCGACACTGCGATCTACTACTTTTGGACGGAAGATAACGCCTTCCTAGATACTTCCGACTTCGTCGGCAAGTTGGCCGGACGGCCCCGCGAAGAGGTGCTGGCTCGCGCTTACGGCATCCCGTCCAAGTCCATCACGTCTGTTTTCCCCGGCTTCAACAAGGACGTGAACGTCATTCCCCATGAGACGCTTCCTTTCATCCGTGATCCGAACTATCAGGTCACTCGCTACATGGCCCTCGACCCGGCAGGGTCCAAGAATTGGTTCATGCTCTGGGTCGCTATCGACGCAGCCGGCACCTGGTGGGTATATCGAGAGTGGCCCGACTACGACGACTGGGCACTACCTGGGTCCAACATCGAAGGGAAGCCAGGCCCCGCACAGAAAGGCTCCAAGCGTGGCATCCGTGACTACGTCGAGCTTATCGAGAACTGTGAGAACGGTGAGCCGGTTCAAGAAAGATACATTGATCCGCGACTGGGTGCCGCCGAAAGACAATCAGCCGAAGGGGCGACCACCATTATCTCGGAACTGGATGATGTGGGAATGACGTTCATCCCTGCCCCCGGCGTGGAGATTGAGAACGGCCTGCAACTGATCAACAGCCTCTTGTCCTACGACGATAAGAAGCCGATCTCCGCTCTGAACGGCCCTAAGCTCTACATCTCCGACCGCTGCCAGAATCTAGTGTATTCCATGCAGGAATATACTGCCCGTGGCGGCAAGGACGAGGCGACCAAAGACCCCATCGACTGCCTCCGGTATTTGCTCGTTTCCAACTGCGAGTACATCGACCCCAAGTCTATGACATCCGAGGATAACCGGACGTGGAGCTATTAACTTGCCTCCCTTGGGGCTAGGATATAACCGGCGTTAGCAATGAGTTCCATCGACTCCATCACCACTTCCGTCCCCAAAGATCCCGGCCTGCAACTTGCTCCGGTTGGGGACTCCGGCCCTGATTTCAACGTCCTCACCAAAGCCTTTGAGGACTGCGTCCGCGACAACCAGCCCTACATCGACCAGTGCCGGCTGAACTACGAGGTTCGCTACGCCATCTGGAACGGGCAATCCTCGGACGGTAAGAAACACGCCCGCGAGGGCAGCAAGGTTAGCCCCACCCCGTGGGATGGCGCCTCCGACCTGCGCGTCTTCCTCGTTGATAACATCATAAACAAGAAGGTCGCGATGCAGTGCATGGCCTTCCAGCGGGCCAACCTGTCCGCGGTGCCGGTCGGCGCCAACGACATTCCCCGCTCGCAACTGGTCACGAACTTCATGCGCTGGTTGATCCAGACGCAGATTCCCGAGGTGCAGCGCGAGATCGAGATTGCGGCCAACTACATGAGCGAGAAAGGCCTAGCAGTGATGGGCCAGTTTTGGGAGAAGCGCCGGGAGAAGGTGCTGGTCAACGTGCGGCTGGAAGATCTGCAGGCCCAGTTCCCGCAGATTGAGATCGCAGCCCTGATCAACGACAAGGGGGCCGAGGATGACCTCAAGGGCATTTTTGAAGAGCAGTACGGATGCAGCCGCCAGAAAGCGGGCACCATGCTGCGAGAACTGCGGAAGACGGGTGAGACCTCGGTGCCGATGGATGGACCGGAGCGCAGCTATCCTGTCATCCGTGCGTTCAACCTCGATGAAAACCTGTTCATCCCGTC